ATCTCCCCCATGCCCCTACGCGACGCTCTTCCGATCTAAGCCCGGGGGGTGTCGATTGCGCGACCCCTCTCCCCCCGTTCGGCTGAAAATAGAAATAGAAAGATTCGAACTTTCAGCTTTCTCTTGATTCAACCTTTTTGTAGTTTCCTGTCAAGTCAAGCTCGATGATCTCGTCGATCGCTTGATTTGTTGCAAGAACTTCATCAGCTTCAGACAGTTCGTCACTAGTCCATGCCACCCTACCCAGGTAGGAGGTGGTGTGGTACCCATGTGCCTCGTCCCATTCATACCATTGATAGAACGAATCGAATGGATCGTAAGGGTTGTCCAGTGTAGTAAGCCTAGCAGCCTGCATGGTAGGGGTGCACCACCTATGCTGTGATAGTGTGTACGGACGGGTGTGCACAGGGCCCCTACGGAGAACCCCTTGTATAGGGGCAGCCATAGAGGCCCTGTGCAGAAGGCCTTCTCAGAGACCCTGTAGAAAGGGAAGGCCAGAGAGAGCTTCTCTGCAGGATCAGGAAACAACAGAACGCAAGCTCAGAGAAGCTTCGTATGCAGAGTCCTGTGGTTAGACCACTGTAGCAGTACCCGAAAGGTACTCTCGAACTCTAACAGGACTGATGCCCAGGGCATCGGCGATCTCGGCCACGGTCGAACCATTCTTCCTGTAAATAGAAATGCGATTCGCCTGGCGCCTTGTAAGGGGCTGGGTCTGCTTGGGCATGGCCAAAGATTTGAGGTGATCCAAATCTGCGCTTTCGAGAATTTGATCAATCATTGACTGCGACACAGCACCCTCCTGGATAGCCCGGTACTGGAGGGGGGTGGGGCGGATACGGGTGGCGTTTCTATCGTACCCCAGTCTTTGACGGGCGGTCTTCAACGCCATGGCCGTTACTTTAGCCCGGTCCTTATAAGACATGTCGGGGTTTGAACGCACCTTGGCATCGACCACGCCGTTGGCGATAACCTGGGCCTGTCTCTCCAGAGGCTTTGCTTTACGGGCCACATTGATCTGGGCCTTGAGTTCAGCCACCTCTCGAGAATAACGCCGGGCAGCCTGGGGATTCTTCTTGACCCGGGGCTGCGACACGGCTTCCTTCCTCGCTTTGTTGGCCAGGGCCTTGAGCGAGTTGGCGTGCTCGGCATACAGGTTTTCCATCCGAGTGCCCGAAGACAAAGAGTGGGCGTCATCGGTCAGAGCCATACGTGGGGCTTTCTCAGTGCGCAGCACCTTCTTGCCCCGGGAATCGATATAGCTCTCGCCGGTTTCAACCCACACCTTCTTTCCGGTCTTCGGATCAATACCCCCGCCCTCTCGAGCAGAGCGGATCTTGCGCTTTGGTATACGCTTCTCGCCACTGGCCCTAGAGATAAGGGTGGATGCTCCACCGGACTGATACTTCTTCTTGAGGGCGGCGATACCGTTGTCACGCTCGGACTGCTTATAGTTGAGTTGGTGCTTCTCCGCGTCGATTACAACCATGGAGTGGCGAACAGCCCGGGCCAGCTCCTGCTCACTGGCGCCCTTGATGGTCATGTCGGTAATAAGATTACTGATCTTGCCCATCTGCGTCTGGGTATCGGACATGACTTTCATGCCGTCGTATTTCGGATACGCCCGTTTAGGGTCGAAGCCCTCCAGCCCTTTCAACGGCTTGGTCGCTTTGATCCTAGTCTTCCCGCGATGCGGGATTACTACCACGCTATCCCCGTCAAAATCGGCACCGCTGAGTCTCTCCGCAACGCTGGGATGAATACCGACAGCGTCGGTCACCTGTCCGAGGATGCGGCGGGCCTTCTTGTTACGGTTGTTGACGACGAGCTGGGGGATCTCGAAAGTACCGCCATGCGGATAACGAACGAGCGATACAACCTCGCCGTCTCGATAGTTCGGAGCGTAGATCTCGTTCTTCTTCATGTGGGGGAGAGGAAGAATAACCTGCGAACTCTGACCCGGGAGGGCCTTGGCCTTGAGGTGGACGGACGCCGAGTCGCAATCATCGGCAAACGACATGAGCAGCTTCTTTCGAAGGCTCGGGTTCGTCAGCTTCATGATGTCGTCGTACTGCTGCTGCTTCGACTCCCGCACTTTGGCGAGCTGCTTCTTGGCGAGAACGGGGGACTGCTTCGAAAGGAACTGGGAAGCGAGAGACTGGCTCCACTTGTCCCAGGTTCCCTCGTCGTTGACGATGTTGATCGCCGACAGCTTCTGCTTGCCGTCCTTGCCTTTGAAGTACAGCTGCTTGCGGATGGTGGCGCCGAACGGATTGTCGGGATCCTTCTTCATCGGCTTAAGGACGGTGTTGTCCTTGGGGCCGAGTTTCGGGGTCCCTTTCTTCTTGTTCGTGTTGAAGACGACGTCAACACCTTTGGGCAAGTCATCGCTGTACATGGCCATGCCCTTGAGGTAATGGGTACCGTCCACGGCGATTCGAACCTGTGCGTAGGTGCTGTTGCCGAGCGAGAGGTCTTTCACACCACGGCGAATCTGAATGACTCCGTCCATGTCCGTGCCTCCGTCCTCGTCGTAGCGAACTTTTATCCGCTTGGACGAGATGGACGAGGGCTTCTTGATACCCGTGGTGAACGCGCCATCCAAGTCTGCGGCGATTCCCGGAGTCCGGATCTTGTCGCGGTTGGCCATCAGGTCGGAACGCTTCGTTCCCGGAGGTGAGAGGACCTTGAGCGTGGTGAACTTATCACTCCCAGCCTGCTTGATATAGACTTCGTTGGTGACGTACCCGCGCTGTTTGAGAACCTCTACCGCCGTACGAAGCGCGGCGTCAGAGCAACCCATGTTGAGCTCAACACCGGCGCCGTACTCGATGTACTTATGCTTATCGGCCTGCTCCGCCAGAATGTCAGCGGTCCTATTGACGTTGGACTTGATCTCGCGAGAGTCCTTGGAGAGAAGGTTTCGAACGGAGGATTCATTGATCCCCATCTTCTCGGCGATGACCGTGTTCGGAAGTCCTGCCTGCTTCATGCGGACAGCTCGCGAAATGTCTCCCGCCCGTTTCTCCTCGCCGAGGTGCATTCCGATGGCTCGGAACTCGGTGGTGGACATCCCCCAGGCTCGAGCAATATCGGTGTCGCTTAACCCCTGGTCGCGAAGGCGCTGTCTCTCGGCGAAGAAGCCTTTAGCGCTCTGGTAGGGATCTTTGCCTGAACCCCAGGGGTACCGTCCCGAATGGCGTGGGGTACCGTAGTGAACGAGAATATCGTTCGGAAGCATTGAACCTCCTGCTCTAGCCCTCAGGCATCTTCGAGCTTGATGTCTTCGATAAGTTTGTTGAAGTGAACAATCTTGTCAACGATATGGCCGAGCTCATCAATATCGGGCTCTTCGATCATCACCTCGTCGTTCTGGTAGATCCGCAGCTCCGCCGAAATATCGCCCGGACGGACGTCGTACTCCAGACAAAAGAGGGCTGCATAGATCTTGAGCTGAGTCATGCTGACCGGAGTCGTTCCCGTCTTCAGATCATGAATCCTGAGAAATCGAGAATCCTCGTAGAAGCGGATAGCGTCGGCGGTCCCGTAGACGTTCGGGGAATAGTAAAGAATTTGCTCGGGGGTCATACGATACCCGATGGCGTCGTTCACGTAGGCGTTGAACGTCACCTTGTTGCGAGGCATGCGCATACCGAGGCGAATGTGCTCGGCGGCCATAGCGTGGAGGCGAGTTCCGATAGCTGCGGCCTGAGCCGTGCGATAGGACTCGATCAACTTGGTGTCGTCGTAGTTCACCCAATGATACTTGCTGGCGCTCAGAAAAGCGTGCGCACCTTCAAGCCTCAAGTGATCGTTGAACTTCATCTAGAATGTGCTCCTTGTTGGATGGATCGATGAACGCGGCGTAGGCCATGCCGTCCATCCTGGATACATACCAATCCTGGTTCGGACGGTGCTTGGCCTTGGGGGAGGCCTTCACCTCGAGGGCGGCCCATCGGTCCCGATAGAGGACGAGGAGATCAGGAACGCCTTGCTTGTAGTTCGGGTCGTTCTTCAAAACCATACTGCCCGGAAGCCGGTTCTTGATCTCCTTGATGAGCTTGGCCTGGAAGTCTCGTTCGAGCATGGTGACTCCGGTAAATCGATAGGAGATGATCCTACTTCATTATAATGCATGTTGAATAGACGATATGGTGGGTATGGAAGATCTTGGATCGGGCGGGTTGAAGCGCGTAAGAGCCGAATATGTTGCAGATGTTACTGGTGTTAAAACTGTGGCGTAACCTGTAACTGGTGTGACTGTTTGTGACTGGTGTGACAGGAGTAAACGATTCTAGCCAAAAACGGGGTTTTCCCTATACCGCTATAAATCTCTATATTTCTCTCTTCTTTTTTATTATTTATTTTCTAAGTAGTAAGAAGTAAGGATTTGGCTTCTAGGGGGTATGAAACCGCGTAATTCCAACGAAAAGTCCTCCAGCCAAATCTGAAAACGGAGCCGCAAATCTGGCTGGGAGGCCAAAAAACAGCCAAAACAGTCGGCCAGGAGGGTCGAGAGCTGGCTGCTCG